TTAGTAAGCAAATTGTTCCTGCATACCTTTTGGATGAGGCGGTGCTGCACTGATTTTTTGTGGACGGCATACTGATCGCACAAAAGTCTCATGCGTCACGAAGGTATGCCCGCACTCAATGTTAGTGCACTGGTTGTAGCGTTCCTTGGTTTCATTGGAAACCTGGAAGCTGCTTCGGGTATGTGCCGCCTGCCCACATATAGGACAATTCATCATAAAAATCAGCCCTCATTATTAACCAGTTCGCAATAATAATACATTATTGTTCGCAATTTGGAACTAATCATTCTATTGCAAGGTCATCAATCCTCACTTCAAGCTCCAGACTGGTCGTAAAACCATTATCCGGGCTGACAGTATGTGTCAGGGTGGTAATGGTCCATTCCGCATCATCTATCGGCTGTTTAAAACCACTGACCTTCACAGGCATTTCCGTGTAGAGATCTGCCCGCCCTTCTGCCAGTTGTAGCGAAAATGACGCAACGCCGCGTTGCAGGCGTTCCCACTGCATTTTCGCCGCTCGTTCGGCGTTGCTCCGGTTGGCATAAGTGCGATTAAGTACCAGCACGTTTTCATCCGTACCCACCAGGTAATCGCCCTGCTTCGCTTCTGGCTCTTTCTTCTGCTTCTTAGTTCTGCGCTTACGCTTCACCGTGGTGCTTTCTTTCTTCGCAGGTTCGCGGGTATGCAACCAGCTGGCAATTACGCCCGTGTAGGCTCCGCGATCTGCCAGGGTAAATCGGTGACTGTCGCCGTCCTTGCGTGTGATAGTGATCACTGGCAGAGGTTTACCAGTGGCGCTTTTGCCCTGCCCCTGCCGGATGAATAACAGATTGCCATTTTTCACCGACGCGATGGCACCGTACTGTCGCGCCAGCCGCATCAGAAAACTGCCGTCACTCTCATTAGTCTGGTCTATATGCTCCACGGGCTTATCCGACAGGTCTTTACCCAGTGCCATCTTCAGCTTGTGCCGCGCGGCTATTTCCTTCACCACTTCCCCGACGGTGGTCTTATGCCACGATTTTTCACGGCGGGTATTCAGCGTTTCCCGAAAATCAGCACTTCGCGCCCGGATAGTCAGGCGGTCCGGTGCGCCAGTGTGTTCAATCTCGTCCACTGTGAATGCCCCTTTCGGGAAAAGCGGCTGCCCCTTCCAGCCCAGCGCCAGCGTAATAACCGCACCACGGCGCGGCAGCACGATTTTTCCGTCAGCGTCATCCAGCTCCAGATCAAGCTGGTCCGCTTCAAAGCCCCGGTTATCCGTCAGCGTCAAACTCATCAGGCGGTTATCCAGCACAGTGGTGATATCCCTGCCCTCAATACTGATGCTGAATGCGGGAGTTTTGTTGCCTTTGTTAAGCAGTTCAGAGCTGAAATTCACGACAGCAGCCCTCCCACCGTTTTACTGATATCGCTTAAGGCAGACGTTGCCGTGTCCTGCAAATTATTCAGTTGCGCACTGAGATCACCGAACATATCGGACAGGGATTCATCCACTCGTTTGAGCGACAGGGTGAACTCAATCCGGCGCGGCATACCGTCGCGGAAAAACTCCGTTTTAGTCTGATTCAGTCCCTCAATCACATACATGCCGTAAATCGTGCCGCTGCCTTCAATCAGGGGCCATGCTTTCCCCTGTTCTGCCATCTGCTCCAGTGCCAGCAACGACAGCCTGCCGCCTGTTATTTCCGGCATAAGAACACCGGAAAGCGTCAGCATGTCGTTTTCCGGTCCCAGAAACTGCGTGGACGGACGTCGGTTTACCCGACTGTTTGCCGCATGTCGCCAGCTGCGTTGATACTGCAGTTCCTGATACGGAACGGTGCGCAGCATAAACACGTACAATCCCAGCACCATCATCATGCGTCGTATCCCCCCTGATCGCTGTAGTTACTCCTGGCTTTTGCCTTCAGCCTGCGTTCACGTTCATCAAGCTGGCGTGCCACCTCCCGCGCAATATCCTGCGCACTTTGTCCTGGCTGCGTCTGAATGATGATCTGCGTCGGTGCCTCAATCCGTTGAACGAGCGGCACAGTGGCTGCGCGACTCACAATTGCTTCTCCACCTTTCGCGGGAAGTGCCAAAGGGTGCAACGGTGGAAGCTCTGCTGGCGCGGCAGCAACGCCCATCATTCCGGCAACAACGGCAGCCAGTGCAGCTGTATTTCTCCGGCTGGTCACATTTGCCGGGCCGTTAACAATTTCCGGCCCGTTTTCACCGACGATGCCAAACTGCCCGCGCGGGATATACCCGCCGCTGTCATACATCCCCGCAAAGCCATATCCCCATGATGGAAAACCACCCGATGGCATCATCACTTTACCGTCTGCATTCACCGTCGCAGGTTGCTGACGCGTCACGCTTTCCGGCAGTTTTGCCTTTGCGGCCTCTTTACTGACAATGCCGAGCTTCTCCAGCAACCAGGAAACGCCGGATTTCAGGGAGTCCAGCGGATGCATGACCATATTCAGCCCTTCCGCCAGTGCCTCCCCGAATCGCCGCCCCATTGCCGCTGCGCTCTGCAGTTCGGCAGAGGTCGACTTAACGGGCGTCAGCAGATCAGTAAACCAGCCCCACAGCGCCTGCACTTTGTCGCCAATCCACTGGAACACGGGCTTAAGCGGTTCGAACGCTGCACTGATGGGACCTGCCGCCGCTTTGAATCCTTCCACCACGCCACCGAGAAATGCGGTGATGGGTTGCCAGTATTTCCAGACAACCAGCGCCACGCCCGCCAGTGCAGTAACCACAAGACCTATCGGACTGAGCAGAGCACCTAACAGACCAGATATGGCATACAGGGCAACGCGCAGCATCGCCAGCGGGCCGGATGCGAGCACACGCAGCACCGCGCCTGCGGCAGCCAGCCCACCGCGTAGTGCTGCCAGTGGATTCATAAACATCACAGCAACAGCACGTAAACCGGATAATCCAGAACGCAAAAGTGCAACCGGCGCACCTGCTACAGTTTTCAGGACATTCCCCATCAGTGATACCGTGCGACGCAAAGACGACAACGGAGCAGTAAGTAAACCCGCTGCGTTGCCCGATGAAGCAAGCCCGCGTCGCAGCAGTGCCAGTGGTGCGCCAGCCAGCCAGGACAACGCGCTGCTGGTTCGAGTTACTGCTGCCGTAACGGAAGGTAACGTTTTGATACCCAGCACAGAGAATCCCAGACGGATGACTGCCAGCGGCCCCAGCACTGCAGCCAGCGCCACCGCTAAGGTGCCGAGGCCTACGGTAACCGCAGCCACCACAGCCGCTACTTTCATCAGTGTGCCTGTCAGTTCCGGGTTAGCTTCCACCCAGCGGCGCAACGCCCCCATGATGCTTTTCACCGTGTACAGAATATCCATCAGCGGCTGGCGCAGCGTTTCGCCCAGGCTGCTGAAGGTGTTCTGCGCTCCGGTTTTGACCAGCAACCACTGAGCAGAAAGTGAGTCTTTGTTGATGTCGGATTCTTTCTGCATGGAACCGAGCGCATCATTGCCCGCTGTCAGTTTTAGCTGGCGCTGCAGTTCCGGAAGGTTGTTTGCCAGTTTCGCCGCGTCATCACCAAACTCTTTACCAAACAACATGGTCATGGCAGACAGACGCTTGTCCTGCGGCAGTGCGTTCACCTTCTCCAGCACACGCTGGATAGTTCCCATCGCATCCTTCGTCATCTGCTTTTCAATCACTTCAGGATTGAGTTTCAGCAGATTCATCCCTTCAAAGAAACTCTTGCTTTGCATGGTGGCAATGGACAATTCACGCACCATCGCGTTTGCTGCACTGGCTGCAACCTCCGGCGCAGCGCCCAGTGTCAGAAAGGTGGAACCCAGTGCCGCCGCTTTACGATAATCCAGACGGTCAGCCACACCGCCCAGACGTTGCATCACATCAATGATGTCCGCCCCTTTCGACATGGCGTTATCATCCAGATAGTTCAGCGCATCACCGAGCTGTTCAATATTGCGGGTAGGGATTTTGTAGAGCTGGGCGATTTTCCCCAGACTTTCTGACAGTTCATCCGCTGGCAGCTCAAAGGCTGTTGCCGCCTTTGCTGCCGTGCTGGCGAAGGCCAGCAGATCACGTTTCTGGTCTTCCCAGCTGTCGTCAGGGTTTGCGACGTTCATGCGCGCCCCACCTTCAACCAGTGCAGCGAAGTCCACCGCACCGTTTTCCATCGGCAGCTGTTCGCTGGCAGCCTTGATGGCATCCTGCATTTCATAAAAACGTGCAGTGCGGTTGCCATTATCGTCACGCAGACCATTGACCTGCTTTGCCACACCTTTCATGGCATCTTCCATGCTGGTATAGCTTTTTACTGCCGCCATCACTGGCGCACCCATTGCCAGCCCTGCAGCCGTGGTAGTGGCTCCGGCTCCTGCGATGCGATCGCGCACTTCAAGCCGTCTTGAGTATTGTTCTCTGGCAGCGTTCATCCGTGCCTGTTGTTCACCCAGACGTTTAAGTGCTTTTTGCTGGCCCTCCAGTGCCTGCCTTGTTTCTTCAGCATTTTTCTTAAGTTCTCGCTGGGCACTACTGAGTTGTCTGGTATCAATCCCTGATTCTTTAAGTGCCTGACGTTGTCTCTGGACCGCCCCCAACAAGCCGTTATAGGTCTGCTGAAGTTCCTGTACTCGTGTTTTGGCCTGACTGAATAACTTTGCCTGCGCGGCGGTTGGCCTGTTAGTGGCAGCAAATTGTGTGGCGAGTTTTGCCGCCTCTTCGCGGGCTGCGTTCAGGTTGTTGGCTGTTATGGCTAGTTGCGAGCGCGTCTTGCGAAATTCATCAATTCTGCCAGCCTGCTTATTCAGTTCTTTGAGGCTGTTTCGGGTATTCTGAATTGCGCCAGCCAGCTCTTTCGAACTGGCCTGTGCAGCACGGAATGGGCGGGTGAGTTTGTCAACCGCATTAAGAATGACCTGCAGCCGCAGGTTATTATCACTCATCGTTGGCCCCGCTTCTCTGAATCGCTTTATACCGCCATTCCAGCACTTCGGTCAGCGGCATAACGTCAGTAACGGATGGCGGCCAGTGAAAGATGGTGGCGATATCAGCCACCAGATCGTCAACCGTCAGGCTGTCGGTAAACCGGCAAGCACCGACTTCTTCAACAAAAAAGTGACAACCTCAACCGACATGGCAGTGAGATCTGCCGGGTCCATCTCTGCAATTTCCTGTGCAGTCAGTGCCGGACTGGAGATGCGGGGGATCACGGTCATCATCGCGTTCACATCCATATCCATAATGGCCTGCAGACGTGTGCCGCGCAGCGCACCAGACTGCGGTTTACGCAACACAATTTCGGTAATTTCTGTTTTACCGCGCATGATAGGAGTATCCAGTTGAATGGTCTTTTCAGTCTGCTTATCGCTCATTTTGTTGTCCTGTAAATTGGGTTCTGGCGCGGCATTCCGCGCCGTTCAGATACATCAGAGGCCGAGGGCGTTGCGGTGCGCTTCCATCAGGTCCACACCGTCCACAATTTCCACCATGTTGATAAGGTCCACTTCATAAAGCACCTCACCATTGATGGTCAGCTTCGCGTAGCTGTTGGTACTGGTCACTTTGGTGGTGTTGCTTTCACCCGTCTTCCACTCACCGGAATCCACTTCTTTGTGACGTCCACGCACCACAAGCTCCACGGCCTGCACTTCCCCGGTATCGTCACGCTGGATAGAGCCGGTAAAGCGCAACTGGATGCCATCCACCGTGGCTTTGCCCATCTGCTTAAACAGCAGCAGTTCAGTACCACCAATGGAAAATTCTGTGTCCAGCGCACTGTCATCAAGCCCCAGATCCACATCCACTGCCCCCGGCATTCCGCCGCCGCGATACTTCTCATATTTGCGGGTGAATTTCGGCAGCGTCAGCGACTCAACGATCCCCTGCCAGTTGTTCCCGTCGTTAAACAGGTTCAGGTGTTTTAATTTGCGTGGTAAAGCCATGTTGTCCCCTTACGCGCTGACCTGGCTGGAGAAATTCACCAGGTACTGATCGGTGATGCGCTGACGCAGCATCAGGTTTTCAAGTGGCGGCACTGGCGTGTAGTCGTAGTCGATGGTGAGCTTCCCGGCTTTCAGCGTGTCTTTATCGTTCACCGACTCATCCAGCCAGCAATCACCACCAATGAGATAGCCCTGACTGACCAGGCTACGCATTTTGGCGCGGATACCTTCGATAATGTCGCGCGCCAGCGACGGGTTCAGCGGTTTATCCACCGCCCACATGTGCGCTTCTGCCATCGTGTCCGTCAGCACCTGCGCCGTGCGGGTGTAGTTTTCGAAAGCAAAAAGCGGATCATCGCTCAGACAGCGGGAACCCCAGAAGCGGAAACCATCCTTGCGCACAAGCGTGGTGACGTCATTCTGGTTCAGCAGACCTGCATCGGTTGCCGGGTCCTGCAGATCCCAGAACACATCAGCAGAAATTCCGGTGACACCGTTCACGCCCACGTTGGACAGGCTTTTGTGCCACCCGGTCTGCTCATCAATTTTGGCACGCAGACCAAGCGCACGAGCGGTGGCATATGCCGTTGCTTCGGCATTCAGCACCGTGTCCCAGCCAGTAAAGTCAGGCCAGATCAGCATTCCTTCGCGCTGGCTGAAGTTTTCACGGTAAGTGATCGCCTCCTGTACCGTCTTGCAGCCATACGCTGACAGGTAGGCAAACCCACGCAGGCTTTGCGCCACACTCAGCAACTCAGTCGCAACGGCTTTGTTATCGTGACCTGGCACGCCGAGAATGCGCGGTTTAACGCCGAGCTGTGTCTGGGCAGATAACAGGGCTTTCATGCCTGTTTTTTTACCTTCAGCGGTCACTGCGCCGATGATATTAGTCGTGGTTTCTTCTTCCGTTTCCCCCTGCGGCACACGCACAACAACGGTCACGGGTTTTGCCTGGTCAGCGATGGCATCCAGCGAACGGGCCAGCGTGCCGGACTCACCCGCTTTACCGCTGGCGGTCAGTACATCAGTGATCAGCACGGGTTTATTAAGAGGAAACATTTTTGCATCGGCATCATCGCCCGTGCAGACCATACCCACGATGGCGGTGCTCACCGTGGTAATGGATCGGGTGCCTTCGTTGACTTCAACAACGCGCACCCCGTGGTGGTAATCCTGAGCCATAAGGCAGTCTCTCCGGTTGTAGAGGGGGTCTGCCTATGTTCTGGTTGATACGCGCAGGGTGCACGCGATGGGGCTTGTATGGAAAATGGCACAACGGCAGGGTGAAAAAATCCCCGCAGACGCGGGGCAGGAATTTAAAATTCTGGTAGTTCGGGCCAGGCAATATCAGGGGCAGTGCTGATATCTGTTGCCGTCACTGCATCGATGTAGTCAAGAACAGCATTAAGTTTTACTGTTTCTGCATCAGTTAATTTTCTTCCGGCCCGTAATTTCAGTTGAATCAAACTAACGGAAGCCATTGCAGTATCAATCAGTGACCGACGCTGTGTTTCTGCCGCTTCTACTGCGGCGCGATGTTGTATTTCAGTATCCGTCACCCATTTCTCACCATCCCATTTATCATATGGCGTTAACGGGGCGATATTGGTTGTATTTTCAGGGTAATCACCCGGATTTGTGATTTCTTTGGCATCTCCCGTTTCGGTGCTATAGACAGTTTCACCGCGATGGTCTGGCACATATTCCCATGAGTTTAAATCCGCAGAGCGGCAGATGGCATAACCAGCTTTATATGTTCCTGGTGCATCTAAACAGGAACATGCCGGAATACCGACACCAACAGCAAGATATTCAGTTGATGTGGAAATATATTCTCGTGTTTCACCATTATAATTATAGACAGTAATATCCCCCGCCTTCGTGGCAATAAACTCGTTATTTAATACAGCATTATCCATTATGCAGCCCTCACTATATAGTTAAATGCAATATTTCGCGCACGTGTTTCCGTTGATGTTCTGGCAACACGTGATGCATCAAAATAATAATTCGCCTGTTTATATGTACCACCTGTCGCAATTGATGCGAGATTTGGTGTCAATGTTGAAGAGGTAAATACGCCGACAGTATTATTATTTGGCCCCGTGGTCATATCCAAAAAGCTCCCTGTAATATTTTGCAGCGTATCGCTCTGAGCACTCAATAACGCTCGCCCACTGTCCACGCCACGCCCGTCATCCCAGCCACGAATAAACTCGCCACGAAGATCGGGTACTTTTCCTGATGGATATGCTGTAGCAAGTCGGGGATATTTCACCTTATCAAAGGCAGCACCATTGCATTTCAACCAGCCTGTCGGTGGAGTGGAAGAAGGCCACGGAACAGGGATACCTACAGGTAATGCTGAACCTTCTCCCAAACCAAGGTACGCGAGAAGACCAGCAACATCCTTTCCACTCAAATTAGTCAGCGTATTGTCCAGCGGTTGTTTACCTGACAGAGCATTCAACATTGTCGTGGCAAAGTTCGGGTCATTTCCCAGCGCCGCCGCCAGTTCGTTCAGTGTATCCAGTGCAGCAGGTGCAGAACCCACCATTGCCGCAATTGCCGATTTCACAAAAGCCGTGGTGGCAATCTGTGTATTGTTGACCGACTGTGCCGCTGTAGGTGCTGTTGGCGTTCCGGTGAGTGCCGGACTCGACAGTGGCGCTTTCAGTGCCAGCGCATTGTTAATGGTGGTACTGAATTTCGGGTCATTATTAATGGCTGCGGCTATTTCTTTCAGCGTGTCCAGCGTGGCGGGCGCGCCATTAATCAGGGCTTTCAGTGCCGCCTGAACAAACGCCGTGGTGGCAATCTGTGTATTGTTGACCGACTGTGCCGCAGTCGGCGCTGTTGGCGTCCCGGTAAGTGCCGGACTTGACAGTGGCGCTTTTAGTTCCAGCGCATTGTTAATGGTGGTGCTGAATTTCGGGTCATTGTTTATGGCTGCGGCTATTTCTTTCAGCGTGTCCAGCGTGGCTGGCGCACCATTAATAAGGGCCTTCAGTGCCGCCTGAACAAACGCGGTGGTCGCAAGTTGCGTGGTATTATTCCCCGCCGCTGGCGTTGGTGCTTTGGGGGTTCCGGTAAACGTCGGGCTGGCTTTTGGCGCGTACTGTGAATGCGGGTCCAGTGCGGCAAGATGTTTTGCCATCAGATCATCCACGTACACCTTCAGCTCCAGTGCCTTGTCATCCACATACTTGCGGGTTGCCAGCACAACGGCAGGGTCGATTTTCAGGGTGATATTGTCCGTGCTGCTGGTTATCAGCACCATGCGCACGGTCTGGGTGCGCCCGCTGCCTTCAGCCAGTTGCGGTTTATAGCTTTCCGGGCAGTTCCCCACGGCAATCAATGCCCCTGACTCATCAAACAGGCCCACTTCACGTATCCACCAACCGCCCTCGTTTTCAGGGATCACCTGTTCAGCAATAATCTGGCTGCTGTTCTGCGGGTCGATATAGAGCATATTCAGCGCAGCCCGGCGTTTCTCATTTACCAGTGCAGTCTGCTTTGCGTCCGGCGTCGGCAATACTCCGCCGCCATCGCCCACCGCCATATGGGTAATTTTTAGCGGCACACCGAGCGCGGCGGCGCTGGCAAGTTTCGCCGCGCCAATATCCGTCAGCAGGGTATAAAATTTTGTGCTCATGGATTCACTCTCATTGTGTCAATAACATGGACCGCCCCGCCTTCATGCGCGGTGCCGCCGGAAATAATTGTTTCGTTGATATACGGATAGATCGTGATTTCTTCGCCAAGATAGCTGGCGGCCCCCACCCAATGCGGACCGCTGGTCTGCAGATTGATGGACATGCCGATCATGTGACGGCTACATGGTTTGGCATCGCTTATCAGTCGCTCAAGTTCCAGATAGGTATCTTCAGTGATGCCCTGGTCCTGCACGCCGATATCCAGGCGAAACGTGCCCGGTGCCTCTCCGGTCTGCCACCACTCAATAATGCGGATCAGAAAGCCGAACGGCTCCACCACCCGCCGCACGGCACTGGTGGTTCCTTTATGCTGATGAATATAAAAAGCATCCTTCACCACCTGGCGCTTGACGCTTTCTGTCCAGCTCTCGTCCCAGCGATCCACAGAGAACGCCCAGGCGAGATAAGGCAGGAAACTGACCGGACAGGTTGCCGGATTCCACAAGTCACGCAGCGGCACCTGCAGATCAGAAATCCCACTGCAGGTTTGCGCCAGTCGTCGCTCCAGTGAAGTTGAACCCGGTGGCAGCAGACTATTCATCCGTTCCCCCGTTGGTCACGCTCCACTGAGTACATGATGCCGCCTGCGTTTTGTTCAGGACCACATCCGCCAGCGGCGAAGCCAGCTCCACACGCTGCACACCCTCAACATGCAGGGCGGCAAAAATGGCGCTACGGCGAATATCCCGACCAAGCCGCGTCTGACTGGCGATGTACTTCTGCAGGCTGGCTTTTGCCGCTGCCATTACCGGCTCGGCTTCCGGCCCCGGATAGAGAAAAATGGTGGCATCCACCCGGTACGGGATGATTTCTGCGCTGCGAACCGTCAGACGGTCAGCCACCGGGCGGACGTTCTCACTGTTCAGAGATTTTTCCACCACGTCCAGCAGGTCTTTTTCTGCAGTTCCATCGCCTTCACGGCTAAGGACAGTCAGCACCACCTCTGCAGGTGCCGGGCTGGTTGCACTGGCATCCGCCACCCGACCGTCGGCGCTTCGGGCATGAAATTCATAAGCTGCAGTTGGCCCCGCGACTGAAAGCCCTTCAAAGGCTGCAGGCACACGCAGGCGTAACGCTTCATCGCTTTCCATCACAGCCGCAACGGGCGGCACAGCGTCATTATCAGCAGGCGTCACCGTCAGGCGTTTCACGTTGTAGTTGGCAGCGAGCTGGTCCAGATCGCCGCCCATCGCGTAAGCCACCATCACCGCCTGCGCGGCTTCGTTAATGCGCTGTCGCAGAAGCAACTCACGGTAAGCGTTCTCCTGCAACAATTTGGTGACGGGTTCAGATTCCAGTTCCAGCGTGCGCATCACTGCTTCCTGTTCATCTTTCGGATGAAGCGCCACAAATTCTGCCTTGCGTTCGGCAAGCAGCGTCTCAAAGTCCGGCACATCCACAATCTGCGGCGCAGGCAACTGCGAAAGGTCAATCACTGCCATTCTCTGCTCCTGTTGATACAGAAAGGGAAACAGGCACACCGTTATTACGCCGCCCGGTCAGCTCCACCACCATTGAACCGTCAAAATTGCTGTTGATGGTGATGGAATCCAGCGTAAGCCGTGGCTCCCAGCGACTCAGTGCCACATACACTGCCGACATGACCTGCAGGCGTAACGCCGGATTTTGTGGCTGATCTATTAAAGCCGACAGCAGGGAACCATATTCCCGGCGGGCAATGCGGCTACCCTGCGGTGTCAGCAGAATGTCCCGCACCGACTGGCGCAGATGGTCAATATCAGTAATGGCTTTACCGCTGGTATTGTTCATCCCGCTATAAAGCGTCATACCGGGCCTCCGGTTGTATCGCCGCCTTTCAGGACGCCAGTATGCTGATGCGCATCAACCACGATCCCGTTAGAACTCATCGCACCGCCGCCCTGGGTAACGCCGCCATTGATCACTACTTCGCTATTAATACGCGTGCGCTCAGCCTCCAGCACAAACTCACTGGTTTTCAGGGTGATATTGTCGGCAGCCTCAATGACCATGGATTTGATTCCCCTGACATACCAGCGCCCGGTAGCGGGTTCGTATTCAAACCGGCCGCCGTCAGGATGTTCTGTCACGCAGGCATCCGCCGACGTCGACGGCGGTGCAAACTGATTCGAATAGATGGCGGGCAGCGCAAAGGCGGTTTCCAGATTTCCGCCCAGACTCAGCAGCACCACCTGCTCACCTTCCGATGGTCGCCACCATGTGCGGGCATTCCCGGCACGCAGCGTCAGCCAGCTGATCCAGTTAGTTTCAAGCTCGCCCGTTTTCACCCGGCAAAGCCAGTTCTCCCGGTCCACTTCGGTGACTACCCCAGTGCGGATCAGGTTGGTGATAAGACGCATGATTTCGGTTAATTGTACGTTCATAAGAAAAAACTAACCGCCATTGCAAACGTAATCGAGTAGATAGGAATGTTTGATTCATGGCACAATACGTTGCTTACTTTTAAGGATATAAAATGAAAGATAATTTAAATCTTCTTATAAAAAAATTAATAGGAAAGGCCTTTCCTGAATTTAGCAATAAGATAACATGGACTTTACTCACTGCAGGGATCGGTATTCTTGCACTACCTGCACCCACATATTTATTATTCGTAAACCTTATAATTGATTTTTACAACAAAACAACTAATTCAGAAATCAGCCTTCTTAAGATTGATAGCATTACACCAAGTAGTGGGGTTGCTTTAACTTTAATTCTATCCGGACTAGTCTTCCACCTATTAATAAAAGCCCCCCAGATATACCAAGAAATTCTAAAAAAGAATAACAAAAAAGAAACACAGGAAAGAAAAAGAGTAGCAGACGTTAAACTTTATGAGGCATTTATTGAGATTCTACCTACAACCTCGTTATCAATTGAGTTCTTAAAAGACCATGATTTTGAAAACTCCTATCATGATAATAATACAAAAGATTTTAGTAAACTTGAATACGGGTGGGGTCATGCAGATCAACATTTTCATGACAATGAAATTGAAGATAAAGCCGTTCATCTTTATAGTGAAATAATAAAGTTCGATTATTTTCTCGCTTATAAATCGCACAATATCAATGACTATATGTTTAGCATGCTTACTGACAGAGATCGAGCTATGGTGATGGAATTATTACCTCAAACAAAGGAAAATATAAAAATAGCCAATGAGTGGAGTTCTACAATTCATCAGCTTTACTGTGACTTTATCTCCACATGTAGGAATAACTTAGCCATATAAATTATATGCTGTAGTTAATTAAGACAAGTAACGAAAAAAAATATCACGAGTTAGCATTTCCGCTTCGTCGTTAACACCCAGAAAGCGACGCTCTGCATAACGGACCTCAGGTCCTTTGCGACTGACGCGATCACGCAGGCCGTAATGGTGAACGCGGGCAATGCGCTGCACCTTACCTTCAAACTGCACGCTGGCAGAATCGGCGCTGGCGGCAGTTTTCAGGTATTTGGTGGTGCGCAGCTTTGTAAACATCTGACGTTTGATGCGCCCCTTTTTGCTGCGTGCTGTTACCCTGCGCGGTTCATAGCTGCTGCCGTCAGGGTTGCGCTGCATCCTGATATTCTGCTGCTGTGTCCGGCGCAGTTCCTGCGCCAGCTGGCGCATCATGCGGCTTCTTGCGGCTGGCTCCAGATTCGCCAGCAAGGCACTCAGCCAGTCGTCCACCTTCTGCAGTTCAGCCACGTTTCACCGTCCACATTTCTTCAGGTTCATCGGGTTCCGCTACAGCTTCAACGCTGGACACAGTGCCGTCAGTGCTGACCAGCACACGTTCCGTCAGTTGCAGGTTAAGGCTGATATCACAGACATCGTTGCGCAGAATATCCACCTCAAAGGTGAATAGTTTTTCCCGTAACGCCGGGTTATTGATGGCATCGGGCTGGTTATCACGCAGCCACAGCAAAACCGGGGCCATCAGCAGATTCTGGTCGCCACTGAAATCCTCAATCACCACGTTCAGGGTGTAACGGTACTCCCATGACATGGAGCTGGCCCCCGTAGCAACCAGCGAACCGTTATCCACAAACAGATGCAGTTTGTCCGGGTTATTGCGGACATAAGGCACCGCTTTATTGAGGGCGTGGCGCAGGGATTGTGGTTTGTTCACTGTTTCGCTCCTGACACGCAATAATCATGTCCACTTTGTCTGCACAGACCGCCCAGGCGGCCTCCGTTTCATCCAGCAATGCATTCAGATCAGCGTTAGTGCGCGGCGTTGCCTGCTCCAGCCGACACGGCGTCACTCGCGGACAACCACTGACGGTAAGCTGCACCTCCGGTGAGTGCCGGACGTTCCCGCAGCCGGATAATGTCAGCAGGCAAAGGAGTATCAGCCCAGCGGCGTAAATCCTCGTTCTCACGTTTCAGTTCCTCGATCCGGCGTTGTCGTTGTCTCAGCAGTGCGCTGGTCTGTTCTGCGTCGGCATAGAGCCGCGCCTGCTCCCGGTTGTTGGTTTCAGCCAGAATGGACAGACTGATCAACTGGCTATTTTTCTTCGTTAGTTCCTGCGCTTTACTTTCTAGCGCCGCGCGCTGCGTTTCGATGGTGTGGCTGGCGCTGTTAAGCCGCCACGACTGCCAGCCCAGCGCAACGAGTACCAGCGCCACCACTACTGCCAGCGCACGCGTCATAGTCCAGCTCCTTTAAGGCACCAGGCCATCTCCCGCGCACGGCGGTTATCCAGCCCCTGATTAAAAACACCTTTCACATAAACCCAGCGCGGCAACTGTCGGCACGCATCCGCCCAGCGCCGCTGGTTGAGTAATTTCACCAGCGTGGAACTGCAGGCATTGCCCGTTCCCACGTTGAAGGCAAACGACACCACCGCGTCATACACCTTCTGCGGCGGCTGTTGCTTCACACACCTTTCCAGCGCCCGCTCCACACGCAGCACGTTGGAGATCAGCCCTTCCGCTGCCTGTCGTTCCGTAATGGTTTTGCCGGGAATGACGCCCGACGTATTACCAATGCCGTCGGTCCAGACACCCGCGCTGCACTGATACGGCTGCAGACGACAGCCTTCGTAATCGGCAATCAGTTTCAGCCCCTCCACGGAGGTGTGAAGCTGCTGAAAACCCGGCAACGTAGCTGCAATAGCCAGCACGGCCCCGACAAGGCAGCGTTTAACGATTGATGGATTCATAGTCCTCCCGCGAGATCTGCCCGTCGCGCAGAAGCTGGTAGGCTTTATGTTTGTAGTACCAGTTGATAGCCAGCATCAGCACACCAATCATCAGGCCGCCCAGCGTTGAGGCATCCTTGATGGACAAATCGCCCAGCCAGGCCAGCACGACGGCGATGCAATACGTGATAAAGGCGCTGATTCGCTCAAGCGTCATAATTCAGTCCCATAGCTGGACGGTCTGCACGGTGGTGGTGGTCGGAATGTCCGGCAGCTCCACCTGCAGCCCGTGAGGTAAAAAGGGGCCGTATTCGGCAAGCCCCGGATTTGCCTTCAGTACCTGCTCCGTGACACCCTGCGTGCGCCCGTAATGACGCCAGCAAAGCGCGTCCACCGTGTCATACTGATGCGCACGCACTTTCATCAGATAAGCTCCACTGTGCAGTGCGGCGCATCCTGTACCCGGCTGATGGCCCAGCGGGCGTCACGCCACAAATCACCGCTTGCTTCCGCCAGTTCCTCGCCCCGCTTCACACCGGACGCCGTGGCGTCATAGTCCTGATAACGCTCATTGAGCATGGCGCGTGCCCAGCAGTAAACCGCGTTGAAATAGTGATGAATGCGCTCACTTTTGCCGTCCAGCTGTTCCGCCGGAACCTCAGCCAGCGACGCATACCCCAGCATCTGCTGGCGTCTGCGAAACTCATACAGCTCTGCGTTAACCTCCGAAATTGCCGACAGCGCAACCTGCTTTAAACGCGGCTGCGTCACCGTGCCGTCAGTGCGCATGACACTGCGAAACTCCGACAGGTCCACATCAGGCCAGAACGGCGTATTTCTGATGATTTCCGCCTGTTCCGGTGCCTGTTCTGGCGCAACAAACTTCATGCTGCTTTCTCCTGAAATAGAGGGCGGTGGACGGGGTTTTGATGTGGCAGTGCCTTTCGCCACCCCGTGCCGCCCGTGCGCGGGGGCACGTTCTGTCAGCGGCTGTCATTGCGCAGTCTGCGCTCCAGCTGCTGTTTGTCTTTTTTCACGCCACAGCGGGGATCGAGCTGTAACGCATGGTTTAGATGATTAAGGGCGGAAGCCGGATTGCTTTCACTCAGGACTGCGCCAATCGCTTTATGCAGACGCGCCCGTGACTGGTCCGGCATATCCAGACCGTCTGTCAGTTCCAGTGTCTGCAGTAACAGATCGGCATCAAAGCCGGTGGCGGCAAGCATTGCGCTCTGGGCTGCATCTGCCATTTCCTCTGCCAGCACGGTCTGCACGTTGCGGTTACCCAGCGGCATCACCCAGCCATGACGCAGGGCATGACGCCCGATCTCCAGCGCCCCGGCATAATCTCCGGCATCAATGCGCCACAGCATCACGTACATCAGCACGTCATCCTGTTGAGCGCCTCCGGCAGCCAGGACACCCTCTGCCCAGGCGGCGTATTTCGGCAGCAGCTCCACCTTGATTTCCGCTTTTTTGACCGTGGACTGAACGCCCTTGAGACGGCAGCGGTCTTCCGCCAGTTGCAGCAGCATCAGGTCATAGCCCGACGCGTGGCGAACGCTGCCGCCCTCGCGGGCGGCCTGTTCAGCCTGAACGCGCAGGCGATGCTGCCGTGCGGGACTCAGGCTCATGGGTTACGCTCCGGCTTCTGCTGCAGCGGCGCTGAAATCGCCAATCTGGATGTTTTCCACCAGTGCGGCGCAGCGGTAGTCCTCAACCACATAGGCTTCGTTAACGGATTCAAAATTTTCAATCCGGTCACGTTTCGGGTTGTCGATAACTGAACGGCGGCGGGTGTCTTCCTGCCAGTAGATGGACAGGTTATCCAGACGGGTGATCAGCAGCGCATTCGGCGGGAAGAACGGCGCACGGACGGCCTGCAGGCCCCCCATGCGTTTCTGGCTGATGATCATATCGGCAGCCAGTTTTTCACTGTTTTCCTGCTCTTTGTTGACCAGCGGGAAATACTTGTCAGACAGCAGTTCACGACCGCAAATCACCACCAGATCGTCATCGTCCTGGTAGACCACGTCGATAAGCTCATTGACCGCATCCATCACCACAGCGTCCAGGTTGGCATATTCGCCACCTTTACCGACTTTCACCGCGCCCGGTGTGGTTTCACCGCCTGTGGTGGTGCTGCCCATGACGTGATCCGGTGCATCCTCGCGGATTTTCTGCAGCCAGCCTTTGTTCACATCCTGCAGCAGCGGGTTTTCACTACGGTTGGAGGTTTTCGCACGCTTCACGCCGTTAAAGCCGATCATGATGCGGTCCAGTGCCTGACGTTTCACGATGGCGTCACGGATACGCACCTGGAAATCCTGAAACTTCGCCCACAGGTCCAGCTTCGCGTAGGTCAGCACCGTGTCAAAGTTGGTCTGCTCGCATTTATATTCCACATCGACCATCAGCGTCGGATCGACAGGTTCACGCTCTTTCGCGGTGGTGTCAGTGGTTCCGGCAATGGTGCTGCCAACACCCAGCCCCAGCAGCTGACCGGACTGCTCAGTCACTGGCGTGACGTTAATCAGCGTCAGGAAAGCGGCGGACTGCTGGATCTGGTCCTCCAGTGTCTGCTGCACAGACGGCTCCACAGTGAATTTGCTGGACAGTTCTTCAACTGCCACACCGTTCAGACGCGCCAGCTGCTGCAGGTAAGCGTTAAAAGCAAAGCGGGTATTCTTCTTCATCGGGTTTTGTGCTCCATCAGCAATTGGTCAGAGTGTCAGCGGGGGCGTTACCGCCTGTTGCACGCTGGCGGTAGTCCTGGCGGCTGTCTTCATGACTCAGCTTATCCACCAGTTCGTTAAAGGCGGCTTGTTGTGCCTGCAGGGCAGTCTCCATCTCAGACAGGCGTTCTTCCTGCTCAGACAGGGACTTTTCGGTGCGCGTGCTCAGGTTTTGCTGCTCAGTGGCGACCAGTTCCACGGCCTTATGCACATCAGAGAACCGGGCATCATCGGACTGCTCTTTTTTGGTGAACAGCGCCGTGACGCGGGCAAACAGGGACGGCTTGTCCTCTTGGATTTCTTCCAGTTCGATCACCGTTTCCTCTGCAGCGGTAAAAAGATTGGCGGGATTCTGCTTGCGGTTTGCCAGCGGGTTATGGGCTGCACTGGCGCTGAATGTCAGCATTTCCGTACCCAGACTGGCGGGATCATCAGTGGCAGCCAGGCCGACCAGGTAGGCTTTGCCCGTATCAGCAAACTTCGGGCTGACTTCCATAGAGGTGAATAATTTCTGGCCTTTTTTCACCAGCTCCACCAGAGATTCCGTTGGCTCAACGTCGGCATACAGCGCCATCTTGCCTGCCAGCGGACCTTCCGTGATTTCTTCAGCAAACAGCGCCGTCACCTTGCCGTAGCGGTTAAAGGTGCTGTCCGGCAGATAAGACTTGATGTGCTCAAGGTTAATCAGCGCGGTGTACACCGTCGGGTTGTAGCTGGCTGCCATCTGTTCCAGCCATTCACGCTGGATTTCGCGTCCGTCGGTGGTGGCACCTTCCACCCCGATGCGAAAACGCTTTGCTTTCACTGTCATGAGCCGTGCTCCGTTAGAAAAAACTTACTGGAGCCTTATGGTTGCGGTGATGGGGGCAGTGAAACAATGCGCGGTATTTGTACCGACAACCACACAAACCGCAGGCGGGGAAAGCCTTCATTCAAGGCTGTAGGTTTGTGCCATGAACACCACACTGACACCCGCAGATCTCGATCCCCGTCGGCAGGCCATGCTGCTGTACTTTCAGGGATACCGCGTCGCCCGCATTGCTGAAATGCTGGGCGAGAAAGTTGCAACCGTTCACAGCTGGAAAAAACGCGACAAGTGGGGTGACTATGGGCCGCTGGATCAGATGCAGCTCACCACCGCCGCACGCTACTGCCAGCTCATTATGAAGGAGCACAAAGAAGGGAAAGATTTCAAAGAGATTGACCTGCTGGCGCGCCAGTCTGAGCGCCACGCGCGGATCGGCAAGTTTAACAATGGCGGCAACGAAGCTGACTTAAACCCTAACGTCGCCAACCGCAACAAAGGCCCGCGCCGTCAGCCGGAAAAGAATGTCTTCACCGATGAACAGATTGAGAAGCTGGAAGAAATCTTCCATTCCTCCATGTTCAACTACCAGCGCCACTGGTGGGAAGCCGGAAAAACCAACCGCATCCGCAACCTGCTGAAGTCACGCCAGATCGGCGCGACCTTTTACTTTGCCCGTGAAGCCCTGATTGACGCCCTGCTTACCGGACGTAACCAGATTTTCCTTTCCGCCAGCAAGGCACAGGCCCACGTCTTTAAGCAGTACATCATCGACTTCGCCAAAGAAGTGGATGTGGAACTGAAAGGCGATCCGATGGTGCTTCCCAACGGGGCCACGCTTTACTTCCTCGGCACCAATGCCCGCACGGCCCAGAGTTACCACGGCAACCTGTATCTGGATGAATATTTCTGGATACCGAAATTCCAGGAGCTGCGCAAAGTGGCTTCCGGTATGGCTATTCACAAAAAATGGCGACAGACCTATTTTTCCACGCCATCCAGTCTGACACACAGTGCTTATCCGTTCTGGTCCGGTGCGCTGTTCAACCGTGGGCGCAACAAAGCCGATAAGGTGGACATCGACCTGTCCCACAGCAATCTGGCCCCCGGCCTGCTGTGCGCAGACGGGCAATACCGCCAGATAGTCACCGTGGAAGATGCGGTGCGCGGCGGCTGCAACCTGTTCGACCTTGACCAGTTGCGCATGGAGTACAGCCCGGACGAATACCAGAACCTGCTGATGTGCGAGTTCGTGGACGATCTCGCGTCCGTGTTCCCGCTCAGCGAGCTGCAGGCGTGCATGGTGGACAGCTGGGAAGTCTGGACCGACTTTCATGCACTGGCACTGCGCCCGTTTGGCTGGCGCGAAGTGTGGATCGGTTATGACCCGGCGAAAGGTACGCAGAACGGCGACAGTGCCGGATGCGTGGTGGTGGCACCGCCAGCCGTGCCGGGCGGCAAGTTCCGCATTCTTGAGCGTCACCAGTGGCGCGGGATGGACTTTCGCGCCCAGGCTGACGCCATCAAAAAACTGACCGAACAGTACAACGTGACCTATATCGGCATCGACTCAACCGGCGTTGGTCACGGGGTTTACGAGAACGTGAAAGCGTTTTTTCCTGCCGTCCGGGAGTTTGTCTACAACCCCAACGTTAAAAACGCCCTGGTACTCAAGGCCTACGACATTATCAGCCACCGCCGTCTGGAGTTTGACGCCGGACACACCGACATAGCGCAGTCATTTATGGCAATCCGTCGCGCCACCACCGCCAGTGGCAACCGCCCGACCTATGAAGCCAGCCGCAGCGAAGAAGCCAGCCACGCCGATCTGGCCTGGGCAACCATGCACGCACTGTTTAACGAACCGCTGCAGGGCGAGTCCGCCAATACCAGCAATATTGTGGAGATTTTTTGATGGGAAAGAGTAAAAAGAACCGCGCTGCGGCGACGAAACAGATCCAGCTTAAAAGCCAGACTACAGCCGAAGCATTCAGCTTCGGCGATCCCGTTCCTGTTCTGGACCGCCGAGAACTGCTGGACTATGTGGAATGCGTACAGATGGACCGTTGGTATGAGCCGCCCGTCAGCTTTGACGGACTGGCGCGCACCTTCCGCGCTGCCGTGCATCACAGTTCCCCGATTGCAGTAAAGTGCAACATTCTGACCAGTACCTATATCCCTCATCCGCTGCTCAGCCAGCAGGCTTTTTCGCGTTTTGTGCAGGACTATCTGGTATTTGGTAACGCCTACCTGGAGAAACGCACGAACCGCTTCGGTGAAGTTATCGCCCTTGAGCCTGCGCTGGCAAAATACACCCGACGCGGATTAGACCTGGATACCTACTGGTTTGTGCAATACGGCATGACTACGCAGCCGTATCAGTTCACGAAAGGCAGCATTTTTCATCTGATGGAACCGGACATCAACCAGGAGATCTACGGCCTGCCCGGTTATCTTTCTGCCATTCCGTCAGCCCTGCTCAACGAGTCCGCCACGCTGTTCCGCCGGAAGTATTACATTAACGGTAGTCATGCAGGCTTCATCATGTACATGACCGATGCCGCGCAGAACCAGGAAGACGTGAACAACCTCCGCAACGCAATGAAAAGCGCCAAAGGACCGGGTAACTTCCGCAACCTGTTTATGTACTCGCCTAACGGGAAAAAGGACGGACTTCAGATTATCCCGTTGTCAGAAGTGGCGGCGAAGGATGAGTTTCTAAACATCAAGAACGTGAGCCGGGATGACATGATGGCGGCGCATCGTGTGCCACCGCAAATGATGGGGATTATGCCTAATAATGTTGGGGGATTTGGGGATGTAGAGAAAGCTAGTAATGTATTTGTGCGAAATGAATTACTACCATTGCAAAAGCGAATCACAGAATTTAATGAGTGGATAGGAAACAATGTAGTTCAATTTGAGCCTTATACTTTCGAGATTAGAGAATAAAATATACTATTAAAACAAGGTAATGGCCGATTTAATATCGGCCTTTAAACTATCTTTTTATTGCTCGTAGAGTAGTCATTAAATTCTCCCCATAAGGGGTTAAGGTCCAATATGTACCCTTGTCTTTTACACTTCTATTTCTTTCACTTTGGACCATAAGCCCTAGAGCTCGGAATTGTACTTTGATTGTCTGGACATCAGAACTATCCATACGAATAAACTTTATATGCATATTTTTAAAATCATCATCCGACCTCAACCCTGCCTCAACAATTTCATAGATGGAAGCGTTGATCAACGTTTTTAATCTATCATCGGAAATTTCATCAATCATATAGGGAGAAATATAGGAAAATAATGAATTCCAACTTATCTGAGAGGTCCACTCATACTCTGAACCATCAGATGTCCACTCTGTAGGAGAAGCATGGAAGCTACATTTAAAAGTAAATAAATCGTCTCCTTGTGCAAGATCCTCAGTCCCTTTCGGTGCAGTTGTGGTATTCTTACTTAATTGATTTTCAAGTTCCTCAATAGTCCTCTTCAACCCAAGAATTTCTTTTGCTGAACTCTCACTAGTAACTAAATCTCCACGAACCCATCCTACAGCAGGATGATCTTTAATAAGCCTAATCAAACTTCTACTGACTTGGCTTCCTAAGTCCGCAGGAGTTTCCCAGAATCGGCAAAGTTTCTTTTTAACAAGCTCTTCAAATGCTTCTAGCTTTTCTTTTCCTTGAGGAGATGGCTCACATCGCTGGGATGGTAAAAGACCTTTATTTTTGTGCAAAAAACCAATTACTGGCTTTCCTGATTCAACAGCGTAACGATACTCCATCTCAGTATAACTTATCCCATCAGGCCCTAAGGAACCGTAACGCCCCGCAAGGATTACAATGTAATAATCACTATCATCAATTATTTTCTTTATTAAGCTCCATTGATCACTATTAGTAGCAGGAAACAACTCCATACCAGCAGGTATACAATCCAGCTCTAAAAGAGCCTGCATGACCTCTTGACGTTCAGTTTCCAGGTCTGAGTATGTTGAACTAACAAAAACTTGATACCGCTTGTCCAAACCGCATCCCTCATGATTATTACTTTAAACAATGTAATATTTTTTACTCCATATTTAATTTGCGCGCAATCGTATCCCCGCCACGCCTGCCCGCTTTATGTAGTGGTTTTCATGCACCTGCATAATCTACGCAAAAGCCCGCCAGTTCTGGCGGGCCTTAGCAAAAACGATCCTCAAACGATCATGCGATCTCATGCGGCATAGACATGCACTACAGAGTTAACGCCTCGCAAGGGCTCGTTGTTCAACCTTGCTGACGCCAGAAGCAAGTTCAGACGCCAGCAACGTTTCTTAATGCAGCCAGCTGTCGTCTTCCCACACCTTCTGCATAATTTTCATCACTTGTTTTCTTTCTTCGTCCAGTTGCAGTCCGGTTAGTTCCACACCGTTAGAGCTACCTTTGCGAATGCGAATTACCGTTTTGGGATACAGGGGGCGCAGATTGCGGTAAAGCTCGGATTCAAGGGCGTCCAGGGTAGACTGGCTAATCTTCTGCTCTTTATCGATCATTATTTCAATGCGCATAAAAGTCACCTCAGCTGATGACATCCATTGAGCGGTTGTATTCGTGGGTTCTGATTTTTGCCATGAGTTCATCAGTCAATTCAGAAACCCACTGCAGAGCCAGCCCCTTCTCTTCATCACTACACTCACTAGCCGCTACAAGCTTAAGAAAAAAATCAATGCGCTGGAGCTTCAAAGACTCCAAAAAATAGTCCTGCATCTTTCCTCCTATGACACCACACGCAACACTGTATGTATAACCACTGTTTATATTTACAGCATATAATAATCTTACTGATGTAAAACGTTTTTTTACGTTCATCAGCCTGATATGCCTGGTATTATTAAGAGCACGAATTGTTAACCCGCGTAATTAATACAGGTTCCGCCACTGATCATCTTCCTGCAAACGCTGGTTCCGATAGAAGATACGCAGGCCTGCTCCTGACGGAATACTGCCTCCGCGAAGGAGTAAATCGACCTCTTTCTCGCTGCCATCAAATCCTCTGGACTTCAGCTCATACACGAGCTGCAGTCGCTGATGGTCTGTAATTCGCTGTTTGTAGTCTTTACGCCGTTTCGGTTTCACCAGGCGTAACCTTGCTGCCAGTTCCCGGCGCTCTTTTTTGCTCATACTGTGCAGGTAATCGTGCAACTCCTTGTCATCCATGCTGGTAATGTCCGTTCTGGGGTCCCCATCAGCTGATTTATCTTTCTCCTGTTGGTTCAAATTTTCAGCAAGGGGACAGTTATTGCCACGAGTCCAAGGGGCGCAAGCGCCCTGGTCGGCTGCCGCCTCCTGAACGTCAACGGCCTTACGAACCATTTTCCACTTCACCGCATGAGTGCAGATCTTGCCCTCTGCAATGGGTGACCAGATGCCATAAATACGAATACCGTGATCGCCATATGCGGTCGGTTCTTCGTTGATTTCATAAGCAGTTCTGATGAGGTGATATTTGCGGGGAACCAGTACGCCGCCCTGCTTCATGATGTAGGTGGCAAAACAACCAACATCAGCAGCAGCCAGGATTGCATCAAGGCGCGGGTTATCCAGTACCGGCGCACCTGCTTTTTTGTCCCCCTGTTGCCTTGCCGCCTGACCAGCCAGCAATCGCAGTTCACGGTAAGCCTGACGCCCCGGAATGCCAAAGAAGCGGAATTGCTGAACACGATGCAGAGACGCCCAGGCATTAACGTATTCAGCGTTATCACGCAGGGATTTACCCGTTTCCTTGCTGATCTCGCCAGCCAGACCACGCCCGTCAATGTTCTTACTGATGTATTTCGCGATGTAGCTTGTTGGCGTACCTTTGCGCGGGTTTATCAGCTCAGACTTAAAGCGTGGTCCCGTGTTATTACCCAGCTCCTCGCGGTCTTCACGAATGGCAAACTTACGCAACAAAGCAGTAATGGTGCGGCGATCTTTTTTGCGCATAAAACACAACAGGTGCCAGTGAACTGTACCGTCATGATGCGGCTCAGCCACCCGCACGCCATACCAGCGCAATCCGGCTTTGTGCATCGCCTTACGAAATGCAGCAAACATGCCGACCAGATAATCACTGCTTTGTCTTACCGTCGTATTTGTCCAGGTCGGGTTGGGCCTGCCGTTATTTAGCGTGGAATGGAAACGTGACGGACAGGTGATGGTGTAGAAAACGGCGCAGTCACCGCGCATTTCCGCGATAAGCTCCAGACCTTTAACACAGGCCATCATCTCATTGCGGCGATGCGCAGGGTTGCTGCTGCTGGCGTTTACCACATCCTCCATGTCCAGCATGTCGCCGTCTTCGTTCACCAGTTCATGAGAACGGAAAAACTCCAGCGACTTACGGCGCTGCTCACGTTTATGCATCACGGCTTCATAGCTGACATAGGGAGATGCTTTTTTGCTGACCAGGCAAACAGCACGCAACTGCTCTTCCCGCCATTCGCAACGCATCTTCCATAATTTCCGGTACCACCAATCGGCGCACAACATACGCGCCAGCGAACCCGGAATGAGTTCATAGGGCACGGGTTTACGGCGGTTTCTTTTCCGGCGGAGTTGCTCAAACGCAGGCGGTATGACATCCAGTCGCAGGGTTTCTGCTGCCACCTTTTCCCATGTCTTGCGGATTTCTTCTGGCTTAACGTCATCGGTGGCATACAAATCGCCACAAGCTGCATCAAGGCACATGCTCATATGCGCAGCAACAAGGGTGGACAGGCGTTTCACCTGATCCTGACTCATTTCAGGCAGGATCAGCAGGCCGTCCAGCCCTTCATGGCTTGCCATAAAGCGAAAAGAAGTGGATAGCTGACTGTCGCGTACATGCTCCAGCCGTTCCAGACATGGCTTAATCGTCTCACGCAAATAGCGGGAATAAGCCTTTGGCCTGCCAAGGCTGCTGAAGTATTCAATACGTTGCATCAGCGGCCTGCTGATATGGGAAGGCTGGGCGTTAACGTCTGCCAGAATGACCATGTCCGGGTTAAAACGCTGCTGCTCATGCGCCAACTTTGCCCGGCTAATGAGCTTATCCTGCTCCATTTCGCGCTGGACAGGATCACGGGATTCATTAAAGAAATAACGCTCCCAAACCTGATCACTCAGTGCCTCGCGGCGCAGTTGTTCCTGCTCGTTATCGGCAGCGTACAGAGTGATCAGGTTTGAAAGCGCAGAAACCGGCGCAACTTCCGCCGGGTCCAGATAAGGGTTAATAGCCTTTTTCGGGCTGTTCCATGAGAATGCTGCGGCGGCCTCGTTAAAGCCGCTGCAGTTGTTCATATCAGCATGGCTCATGCACGCACTCCGTACACGGCAGAACTATCCACGCCACGCGAAGGATCAAATCCCACCCAGCAGCGCGCCCCAGAAACAGCGATGATTTCTGTTGCAGATTTACTCTCGCCAGCCGACACGCCGATGCTGCGTTTTGCCTTGATGTAGTGGTGAGTGAAATTTCGATACAGCGAACGGATCAGGGATGTGTCACTGTTAGAAACAATGACTGGATGACCTTCTGATGATCGATATTCAAGAACAGATGCCAGGTGATACTGGTCATCTTCAGTGAAGCCGTCAGTGTGATAGCCGGAAAACGTACCGTCATAAGGCGGATCGCAATACACCACATCCCCCACCTGCAGCATCGCCAGCGTTTCATCAAAGCTGGCGCAGATAAACGTTGCTCGCTGGGCTTTCTCTGCAAATGCGCGAATTTCTTTTTCAGGGAAATACGGATTTTTATAATTACCGTATGGAATGTTGAAATGCCCGCTCTTGTTATAACGACATAACCCACGGTAACCATGACGATTGAGATACAGGAAATATACCGCTTTCATGAAATCAGTAATTTCAGTGGAGTAATTAAACTCCTGCCTTATGTTGTAATAAGCCAACTCCCTGTTTGCTTCCTCAAATAAAGCTCTGGCACGAGATATAAACGCCTCGCAATCAGCAGCAACCTTTTTATAGAGGTTGATTAAATCAGGATTAATATCCGCAACAAGATAGCTGGGGTAATCCGTCTCCATCATCACAGCACAGGAACCCGCGAAAGGTTCAACCAGTCGCGGGCCAGCAGGAAGATGTTTTTTCAGTTCGGACATAATGGCAGTTTTATTACCCGCCCATTTCAGGATGGTACTCATACAGCACCTCCTGCAATAACATATCCTAAAGCTTCTAATGGGGTTAATGGGCGAATTGATAGCATCACCCATTGTTCTGAAACTGCCATGACGTCATTAACCGGAAGCACATGAGAGATAACAGCGGCCCATTCCCTACCCGTAAATACGCCATGCTTCCATTCGCAAAGAGAAAGAACATCACCAACTTTATAGCCACGATCGTCTTTACGAAGTTCAGCCGTCTTTTGACCTGCAACCACAGCGTTGAAATACTTAGGTGCAATTTTTAATTGATGGATACGCACTGCCCTTGTCATACAGCACCTCCGTTGTAATGTTTGCCTTTCAGCTCTGCGATTTCCTGGCAGGTAATGCAAAGCTGCACTCCCGGAATGGCGCGGCGTCGTGCTGGCGGAATTGGCGCTTCACATTCAATACAAAGCACGCGAGACACGCCCGGTGTTTTGGCACGGGCAGCACGAATATGGCGCTGGCGTTCTTCTTCAACGCGCTGCTGTACGAGATCCATTGCATCAGCCATTAGTGGATCTCCTGCGCTTCGTTCTGGATTGCTTCAGCAGTTACACGCAGCAGTTCTGCCGCTTCGACGTGGTTTAGCTGGCGGGATGTGATATGACACGCCAGGCTATCAAGGCGAGCTGCCATTGCTTCAGCCCTTGCCCGACGTTCTTCCAGACGAGCCTCTGTCAGTAAAATATTAAGCCCTGCGTCATCCGGTCCGGTTTTAGTCGTGAGGATTTCAATATTACGCATAATCAATTCTCCTGAATTTAGATAAAGGGATGCCCGGCGGGTTTACGCCATTAATTTCATTAGTTGGTTAATTCGGCATGGTTAGCCGTCTGGGAAATAAGCTCACCACTGCACGAAAATGATTCATTGCTTTAATCAGCTCCCGCTTTTCGTCAGTGGTCAGCTCATTAATGCTGATGCTATGACGTGCAGCTGGAATTTTTGCCATAAAGAATATGGCAGCCAGTGCCCGTTTATTTTGTTCATTATTGATATCCCGTGGATCACGCATATCTTTAATAAACCGCTCAAGCTCTGACTCAATATTCAGGCCAAAAACTTTCGCCCTTAATTCCGCTATGTGATTAAGTCCATTCAGGCGTTCACCGGGACTTAATGGAACAGTCGCCGCAGCGCCTTCAATAGCCATTTATGCATCCCACAACACATCTACTAAAAAATTTTTGATATGATCCATTACCAACATATTGATAGCTAGAAGGAATCATCAATGTTGAACCCGGTTGAAAGAGAGCGTTTAGAGCAACTTGAAAACGAGATCTCCAGTCTTCGCGATGAGGTTGCTGTTCAACGAATTCTTGTTTCAGGTCTGATCCACTCCTTATTTCGAACTGACTCAGCAAATCAATCTGCATTTTTTGAGCTCCTCCGCGAAGAATTAAACAAACTTCCTTTAGGTTCGGTTAAACAACAAGAATTCACTCATCTGATACAGACACTGATAGATCGTTACCGATAAATACTTCGCCGATAACGTTCAAGAGGTGATGTCTTTATACGCATCACTTCTTGTACTTTTTCACCACGTATAAAGGTTCCATCCTTTAGCGTGAAAAAGTAGCTACCATCGCCCGACAACGACGGATAGCAACAGAGCAAATCATCTTCAGGTACTGAATAACTCTCCCCTCTGTAACGAAACTGATAAACCACTTCACTTTCTGCCGCATACATTTGGACTTTCTCCATTTTCTCGTGGTCAATTCAGACAGCAATTCATCTTGTGAATGACATGGATGCCAGCGTTTACCATCCTCTCCCATGATCCAGCCGTGACCGTAGTGCATTGCCGGGCTTTGTTTTACCAGCAGCGATGCAAATGATGGTTCTTTCGTCAGCATAAGCACCTCACAGCAAACCGAATGAAGCACCGAGGCCAGTCACAGTATCAACTGCACTCGCCATCGCAGGGTTAGCCTGTAAACGGGCCTGCAATGAAACAGCCGCCAGCGCCATCAGTCGTGTTACAGAATTAATGCTGCTGATGGCATCACGACGACCGGCACTGGTTTTTACATCGCCAGATACCGCACCTGCAGCAACACGCCCGATCTCTGCGGTTGCACTCATGACGTAATGTGGCAGTTTCTCTTTTGCCACCTCATTAATCGGTACACATGGCAGACAATGAATCTGTGCCAGAAAACCATCTACCAGCGTTGAATCTTCAGTCAGATCGGTAAGCAGCCAGATTTCTGGTGCGGTTAATAAATGAGGTTGAGCTGGGTTCAGCTTGTTCCGCAGAATCTGCACATTCATGCCAGCACGTTCTGCCAGTTGCACCAGGTTGTGGCGCAATGCGAATGCACGACAGGCTTCATCAAAATGTGGATGTTTGGAAACTTGGTAATCAAACATGGTCGATACCCCTGATGTATCCCAAAATGGAACTAGTTGAATACAACATTGCAATCAGTAAGTGCATCAACGGTAAGAGCAGCAAGGTTGATCATCACCTTTTCTCTTTTCTTGTCTTTCCGAAGACGATGCCGAGGGATGCGACCGTCAGCCAGCATATCGTTAATTGTATCGATTGAAAGACCAGTAAGTTCGCTATAACGCTCAATTGTGACATGTGGCGTATTCAGAGTTATTGAAATGTTAGGGGTCATGATGCAACATCTCCTATTGGCTTGTGGTGAGCCGGTTTGAATTGTGACCAGAACTTCACAAAACGGAGATTAGGATCTCATAACGGTTATGTCAACTCAAAAAAACACATTTCGCCATGTTAGCGAGAGTCTAAAAACTTCAATAATGCAAAACCGTGGGGGACAGAAAGTAATTGAGCGTATACTTGTTGCGTATGGTTTTACTTCGCGGCAAGCATTTTGCAATCATCTGGGTATCTCACAAAGCACGATGGCCAACAGGTATGCTCGTGACACATTTCCTGCTGACTGGGTGATAATTTGCAGTATAGAGACCGGCGCATCTATCGACTGGTTGGCATCGGGAATCAGCTGTGAATCATCCTCAGTTTTATTAAATGATGAACGTTTAGCCCATACCAAATCTGATGACCTGGATAGAACTAATTCAATAGCCCAAAAGTTCCCAATCGAGACCAGCATAAATCCTAATAAAGGAGGGAAGGCGGCAATTGATCGCTTAGTCGCAGCCTACGGCTTTAGCACCCGACAAGCCCTAGCAAACCATTTGCAGGTTTCAAAAAGCACTGTAGCAAACAGGTACTTACGAGACACGTTTCCTAGCGACTGGATCATTCAATGCGCTCTTGAAACAGGAACTTCATTACTCTGGCTCACAAACGGCAATGGCCCCAAATTTATCGATAATTCCAGCTCTGTAGCCCAACTTAAACACCAAACAATCATTGACGGTAAATTACATGATGAAGGCTACTTAGCATTTGACAAGACGCTTATACCTTCCGGATTGAAAAAACCTATTGGAGTTACCGCAGAAGGAAAAACCTTTATTGCAGATACAGAATATGATGATGTTTCAGATGGTAGTTGGTTGATTGAGATTGAAGGTAAAGTAAGTTTAAGAAAATTAACAAGAATTCCAGTTGGAAAAGTAAAAATCACATCAGATACAACTGATTTTGTTTGTAAGCTTGAAGACATTACAACCATCGCAAAATGTTGTTGCGTTTTTTCAAAGGAAATTTAAAGGAACATACATGAATTCTGAAAATAAAAAAAATGAAAACAACGATTATGTTGAAAAAGTTAATTGCGAATGGAAAGATCTTTATAATATTTTAAATGAAAATCTGCATAAATTTAATGAAAATGAACGCGCCTACTTAGTCGACTTATTAAAAAAAGGTGAACTTGATAAATTCAGAGAATACTACTGGAAATTAGCCCAGCAAGAAAAAATGAACTACAGCGATAAAGCTGGAGATATTTTTATTAATGAAAACAATAAGATAGATGAATTAATAAAAGAACAAAAACATCTTCGAGAGATAATGCGATCATATACCAAACGTTTATTGGAGGCTGAAGAGTCCAAAGCTACGTTACATCTTCGGAATGAGAATTTAGAAAAACTAAATTCTGAAAAAGAAGCAATTATTGAGCAAGCCGTATCTAGAATAAAGCAACTTGAAGCATCTAACAGCGAATTACAAAGCCGAGTACAACAAGAAAGGATTGATGAGAAAATACCAGGATATGTCGATAGCGTTAAAAGTGAACTAAGTTCAGATGACTTATATTTCATTAAAATGTCGCAAGTATGGGCTTTTACTGGCTGCATTTTCGGGCTACTTGCTGTATGTGCATCATTTTATACACTCTACGCCACAATTGACTTCAACAATGTTAAAGGCTTTGAGCTATTTTATTTTTTCACACGTGGTTTAATTGGTATTTCCATTCTTTCTTGGCTAGCATATATTTGCCTTGGCAACTCTAAAAAATATACCCATGAATCAATTTTGAGAAAAGATAGAAGACATGCACTAATGTTTGGGCAAGTATTCCTGCAAATTTATGGTTCCACGTCAACAAAAGAAGATGCTGTGTTAGTCTTTAAAGACTGGAATATGTCTGGTAACTCTGCATTTTCTGACAAAACAGAACTCCCTCCGGGAATCCAATCTTTATGGGATTCAACCAAAGAAAAACTAAAGCCAAGTACCGCTGAAAAAGCACAGGAGTGAGGCCAATGTTTATTTCACCCTAAACATACATTGATAACTGTTTAAATATACAGTTAAATTTAGCCCTCTGATATGAGGGCTTTTTTATGGCAGTACGAAAACTCACCACAGGAAAATGGCTTTGCGAATGTTACCCTGCCGGACGTAGTGGACGTCGTGTGCGTAAACAATTCGCCACCAAAGGCGAAGCTCTGGCTTTTGAGCGTCACACGATGGAAGAAACCGAAGCAAAACCCTGGCTGGGTGAATCAGTGGATCGTCGAACACTGAAAGACGTGGTTGAGATATGGTTCAAACTACATGGTAAATCTCTGACAGCTGGGCAGCATGTCTATGACAAATTGCTGTTGATGGTTGACGCTCTGGGAAATCCCATTGCAACCGATCTCACCTCTAAAATGTTTGCCCACTATCGAGATAAACGCCTGACAGGAGAGATCTACTTCAGCGAAAAATGGAAGAAAGGAGCAAGCCCGGTCACCATTAACCTGGAACAAAGCTATCTTAGTAGTGTTTTTAGCGAACTATCCCGCCTGGGCGAATGGTCGTATCCGAACCCACTGGAGAACATGCGAAAATTCACCATCGCAGAAAAAGAGATGGCATGGCTTACCCATGAGCAGATTGTTGAATTACTGGCTGATTGCAAACGTCAGGACCCAATTCTGGCACTGGTAGTTAAGATATGCTTAAGCACAGGCGCACGCTGGCGTGAAGCTGTAAATCTTACCCGCTCACAGGTGACCAAATACCGAATTACCTTTGTAAGAACGAAGGGGAAGAAAAACAGAAGCATCCCTATCAGTAAAGAACTTTACGAAGAGATCATGGCGCTTGATGGGTTCAATTTCTTCACAGACTGCTATTTTCAATTTTTATCTGTGATGGGAAAAACGTCTATCGTGCTCCCTCGCGGTCAACTGACACACGTTCTGCGCCATACGTTTGCGGCGCATTTCATGATGTCGGGTGGAAATATCCTTGCTTTGCAAAAAATCCTCGGACATCACGACATAAAAATGACTATGCGTTACGCACATCTGGCACCGGATCATCTGGAAACGGCGCTCCGTTTCAATCCTCTGGCAACGCTGCCAAGTGGCGACAAAGTGGCGGCAGCGGTTGGCATTACCCCGTAA